AGTATCTTAGAAAAGCTGTCAAAGAGCATATAAAATATGAAGCTGACTTTACACATATACCAAAGTTACCTAGAGGATTTGATTGTGAAGTAATATCTAGAAAAGCATTGTTAGAGATTATGAAGATAGATCCTAATACAGAGTATATTGGGGAAATACTAAAAGATAAAACGCTATTCAATATACATGAAGTGGAAGTACCTAAAAGACATAGAAGACGTTTTAACTATGAGTTAAACGAATATAAAGACTTGAAAAGATTAAGAGAATTATTCTCTGATTTATTTAGTAATCATTCACCGCCATTTTGTCTCGATAATGTTATCGAGTATTTAGATTATCAAAAGTCAAAGGAAAAAGTGCGATGAACCCATTTTTTACAGTCTATATTCCGTTTCATACTTATGGTTATGCTATNAAAGCAAAAGATGCGTTACGTTCTTTAGATGCTCANTCGTTNACTTCATTTGAAACAATACTGATAGCGAATGGTACTTCGTTTCCTAGTTGGATGAATGAAGGAGATATATATAAAAGCACTGGCGTATTTGGTAGGAAGATAATAGGTGGTGAATATCATACGTTGGGAGCAGCAGCCAACGCAGCTATCGCATTAGCAAAAGGAAATTGGATAGTCAGGTTAGATGCTGATGATTACCTTGAATCAAACGCTTTGTGGCACTTTGTAAATACGATAGAGCAACACTCTGATAAACCTATTATAGGAGTGCAAGGACATTGGGATGAAGATAATCCTGATAAAGTAATGGGAGCAGGGTTAGCGATACAGACAAGTCTATTGCAAGAAGTTTGTGGATATAACGAAGAAGAACCTATCAATGATGGAGAGTCTATTGTTCGCAAAATATCTAATGAAGTTTTTGGAACTGCTACATCAAAATGGGGATTAGTGAAAACAGAGAAACCCATTTACAATTATGAACGACATGAAGGAAGTATGTCATGTCCAGGTTAGCGAAGCTATTCGGACCTGATGCGAAATACCCTTTAGTACGTTCCTACCAAGCAAAAGAAGCACCAGAGTTAGAGTTTATTGCAGGGCCATGTTCCGTAGAGAATTTGGAACAGATATATGCCATAGCGTGTGTGGTTAAGAAAGCAGGAGCAACCATGCTACGAGGTGGTTGTTATGTATATGGAACATACCCTCCAGAGAATAGTGGATTTGTAGCAGATAAATCACTATCTCTTTCAACAGCAGCAGATGGAAACAAACTTCCTTGGATAGTGGAAGTGATGGATGCACCAGATATGCAATACGTTACTGATGCAGATTGGATACAAATAGGTATGCGTCATGCACAACATTATCCGTTGTTGAAAGCGATAGCTTCTTATGGAAAGAAAGTATTATTAAAACGTGGTTCATGGATGACAGTCGATGAAACGCTTGGGGCTATAGAGTATTTGCTTCAACATGGAGCAGAAGATGTAGCAATATGCGAAAGAGGAATCGTTAGTTTTGAAGATCATTGTAGGTGGAGTTTCTCTGCTTCGTTTATTGCGATGATAAAAGAATATACTGCATTGAAAATAGTAGCTGATCCTTCTCATGGAAGTGGAGACAGAAAGTTAGTTCCTAGACTTGCCAGAGCAGGAGTGGCAGCAGGTGCTGATGGTGTGTTATGTGAAGTGCACCCTAACCCTGATGAGTCTGTTTCCGATGCAGAACAAGCGATTGATTACGACACCTTTGAAGAAGTAGTGAAAGGGTGCAAAGAAATAAAGGGATATATTTATGGCTAACAACCTCCAAATGCAAAGAGTGGAGTTTGGAAAGAATGTTGGTGGTATCAATGATTCCACGCAGATAACGTCTGTGAAAGAACATGAAGCGTTAGATATCCATAATGTTCGTTTAATTCCCACAGGTGGAATACGAAAAAGAAAAGGATATTACGTTGTCAATACAGCTAGTCTCGTTGGTTCTGGAACGATTACTGGTATCTTTAACTACTTACGTTTCACTGGAAACTCAGACTTAATTGTATGCGTAAATAGTGGAAGCGTTGCAAACAAAATATATAAAAAAGATGCTGGAACAAATACGTTCACTTCCATTACACCTTCAGGAACTTGGTCTGGTGGAGATGTAACTTTCGCTGTATCTAACGATATATTAATGATTGCGTCTGATGGTGGCTCTAACATATTACAATGGGATGGTTCCGCTACCGCCTGTACTGATTTAAACACAGCGACTGCACCTTTGGCAGAAGTGGTAAGTGACTGGAACAGACACGCTGTTGCTTTAAAGATACCAGCGAGGGGAAGTAACTTTGAAATATCACATCAGGGTGATTCTACACAGTGGAGAAATTCTGATCGATTTCCTACAGATAGACAAACTGTGGGAGCGACTACGTTATATGATGACTTATTTATCTTTACCACAGATAGAATGTATCGTGTATCAGGCCACGATAGGGATGATATCCGAATGGATGCAGTTAGGCTTTCTGTAGGGGCTACGAATCAAAGAAGTATAGTCAACGTAGCAAATAGAAACTTAATAGTCTGGCCTTGGAGAGAAAACTTCTATGAGTTTGATGGTGTTAATACACGCATTATATCTAATCGAATAGAAAGACCTCTCGCTAATACAAGTGATTTCTTTAATATTAATTTAGCAAAGTTCGATAACATACAAGGCGTGAATATAGCTTCTCAATCCAGAGTAAGTTTCTTGGTGGCAGAGAAAAATAAAACACAAAATAGCATTATATTGAATTATCATTACGATTTAAGAACACCAGACCCTAAGACAGGACAACCTATAGGTGCTTGGACTGTAGATAAGTATGATAGAAACTTTTCTTACTTAGGTGTCGCTATAGAAGATGATCAAGAAGTATTGTATGCAGGAGATTACGATGGTCATATATGCAAACTAGAAACAGGCGATGCAGATGGAGATTCTTCTGCTGATGCCAATGATGGAAACGCTATTGCTTCTCGATATCAAACAGGTCCATTCCATGCGAATATGCCTGACGTAACTAAGAGATGGAGAGAAATTATTCCTGTCGTTGGTCAGACTTCTAGTGGAACAGTAACGATATCTACCGCAGAGAATTGGGCTGGTAGTTTCATAACCGCAGATACTGTTGCTCTATCTACAGGAGGGTTTGCTTCTTATTGGGGAGTATCTAAATGGGGAGAAGATTTATGGGGAGCAGCGATATCAGTAATAAAAAGATTATCTTTATCAAACCGAAGTGAAGCACTCTCTATTAAGTTTTCTGATTCGAGTAAAGACCCTGCATGGCGAATTGATACTTGGGTATTGAGATTCCAAGTTCTACCAGGATTGAGGCGATTTGAATAATGCCATCTAAAAAACTTCGTAAACCATTGTTTATACAAGACTTAAACGACCAATTTGCACCAAGAGTTTTGCACGATAATGTCATGGGTATCTATCATTTCTTAGATACAAATATGGAGTGGGGTTCGGCTACCTCGAATACAGGTGTGTCATTATCAAAAATAAAGTCGGCAGATTATATTATTAACATCACTCCCTTAGCAGAAACAGGAAGTGCGACAGTTACAAAAGCTACTGCATCTTTCACTTATACAACAAGTGCAACAGTGGCATTTAATTATTTAGTTATTGGATCAAGTTAGGAGTTATTATGGGAACAGTTTCTCGCCCTTACACTTACACTGCTGGTGATGTTATTCAACCAGCCGAAGTTACAGATAACGAGACTACTTTATATACTCTCGTTAATGGGAACATAGACAACGACAACATAAATTCTTCGGCAGGAATTAAGGCAGCTAAACTTGATCTTGCCTCTGCAACAACAGCGTCATTCTCTACAAATGTGCTTATGTCTTTGTCTTCTACAATTACATTGGGAACCACAACACAAACGATTGCTGTAGGTAGTTCTGCTACAGTAACTATCACCGCTAGTGGCGGAGTTGCCGAGATAGGCAAAATGACTGTCATAGCTAGTGCTACTGTCGGCAATCTTAAAGTGTCAGGTACTGCGACATTAGGTGCATTGGCTACGCTAGGTACATTAGTCGTATCAGGAACTGCTACAATAAGTGGTCTGGTATGTAGTGGCACAGCCACTGTCGGAGATTTAAAAGTATCTAACACAGTTACCATACCGAACTTAGTGGTATCAGGAACAGCAACACTTGGCAACATTATAGCAAGTGGTACAGCAACTTTAAAATCAATAGTAGTAAGTGGAACTGCTACGATAGGAGACTTAAAGGTATCGAATACCGTTACCTTACCTAATTTAACAGTGAGTGGAACTGCTACGTTGGGTAACATTATAGCGAGTGGAACTGCTACATTGAAGTCTATAGTATGTTCTGGAACAGCCACTGTTGGTGGAATAAAGGCAAGTGGAACAATAACAGGTAATTCGTTATTGATATCTGCTACCACTACATCTAATTCATTAGTTGTGAGTGCTACTGCCACAATCAATACAATGGTTGTATCAGCGACAGCCACACTAAATACTTTAGTCGTATCGGCTACATCTACTCTGAAAACAATCGTAGTAAGTGGAACAGCAACAGTTGGTGATTTGAAAGTAAGTAATACCGTTACCTTGCCAAACTTAACAGTAAGTGGAACTTGTACGCTAGGAAATATTATTAATAGTGGTACAGCGATAACCAATTCGTTATTAGTTTCTGCAACATCAACCATGCTTTCTCTTGTAGTAAGTGCTACAGCTACATTGGGAGATTTAGTAGTAGGTGGTAGAGGATTAGGAAAGGTTCTTCAGGTTGCGAGTATGACAAGTTCTTCGCAGACAACCACGACCTCAAGTTCGTATGTCGATACCAACCTAACATTGGCTATCACGCCTGCGTCTTCTTCTTCTGTAATTATAGTGCAATACAATGCTACGTTCAACCTTGGTGGCACTAGGGGAGAATGGTCTGATATTGGGCTAGAGAGAGGTACTACGGATATTCATAATTTCTCTGGCGAATATGCAGAACTTGGTGGTGCATCTGGTAATTTTGATTTACACCTTCCTACTTCAGGCATTATGAAAGATACACCAAATACTTCTGGAGCAGTTACTTATACGGTGAGAATAAAAACAGCAGCAG